CGTCGACGCAGTAGTGCGTGGGCTCGTACTTGACGAGCTCGGCGCAGGCCGCCGCCGGTACGATTACATCGCCGTCAAAATCGGTGGCCTTGCCCTTTACCTTTGGCAGCGTATACCGCGTCAGCCGGAAGTTGTCGCACGTCTCAACGGTCCCGCCGGCGATGTGGACACCGGTAAGCTCCGGCCGCGTCATGTCGCCGCCCGCCGAGAACAGCGCGAACTTAACGGCGGCCGTCAGGCCCTCGGGAAGCGCCGTCCACACCTTCTTGCCGCCGACCTCGTCGATCGGCAGCGTGATCTCCGCGCGCAGGGCGATCCCGGCCTCGCTGCGCTTGCCCTTGACGATCATCTCGGCGGCCGTCGTCTCTATATCGAGCTCGTCGTCCGCACTCCTCGCCAAAAGCTTGTGGAGCTCGACCGCCTGCACGGCGCCGGCCAAGCCTTTCGGGCAGGGGTGGCTGACGGCGATGGTGTCGTTGTACGCGTACACGCGGCCGTCCCTGAACACGAACGCCGTACTCTGCTCGACGACCTCCTTGGCGGCGAGCCCCGGCGCGACGGCCTCCAGGGCCGCGATAAGTTCCTTCCTGTCAACCTTCATCTCGTCCTCCGTCCTGCGTTTATTTTGTCCAGCCACTGCGCGTGCACGCGGTCGGCCACCTGCGCCATCATCACCGGCGGCACGCTCATGCCCATTACGTAGTACGGGATCTCGCCCATGTAGTCATAGTCGAGTGGAAACGAGCTGCACAACGCGTATTCCAAGGGGGTCAGTATTCGGCACTCGGCGTAATGTAAAAGCGTAAAATAGAACGACGCGACGAGCGTCCGGGTTGGAAGATTGGGATGCAACTTAAAGTATGAGAAATTATTGCCGTTGTCGTACAATTGCCCGAAGCTTTCACCGGGCTTCAGGTATTTCCAGTTCGCCATTATGTGCTTCGGTCCGGTGTTGATTTTCCCCGTATATCCGAGTAGCGGGTCCATCGGAAGCGCCACGGCCCTCTCAGACGCCGACTTGAACGATATGTGCCGCTCGGTAAAATTCATATCAATCACGGGCACCGGATCAACGAACCCGTTGACCCCTATGCCGGAAGACTTCACGAGGTCCGCGCGGACGGCGACGAAAAACACGCGAAGCCTGGCCTGCGGAATTCCCATATCGGCGCCGTTCAAATCATGTATAGACATCAAATACCCGGCGTCTGCCGCTCGGGCGATGATTCTCCTAATGTAGTCCTTCCCGGTGACCAGCATTCCCGACACGTTCTCAGCGACGATCACTTTCGGCCGCAAGCGCTCGGCTAGATCCAAAAACCAAAAGAAAAGGTCGTCGAGAATCTGCTCAGCCTGGCCCTCCCTGAACTTTTTAGACTTGCCTCGCTTGTTCATGTTGCGGTAATTTGGCTGTGAAAACAGCGTGCACGGAGGGCTGCCGTCGAGGATGTCGAGGTCGCGGAGCTCGTCCGGGATCTCACCGTCCGCGCCGAGCTTGCGAATGTCGTCCTGGAACACGAACCGCGGGTGCAGGTTCTTCGAGTACAGCGCGACCTGCCGCGGGTCGATCTCGCAACAACCGACGACGTCGTATCCAGCGAGCTTGTAGCCCATCGACGATCCACCGCCCCCGGCGAAGCACGAGAACACCTTCGCTCCGTGGTACGCTATACCCGCCGCCGGAAAACCATCGGACAGCCGCCACTCGTAGGGGAACCTGTGCCCGTCGTTATTTCCTGGCGCCGATCTTCTCAAGGAGGCCTCCGTTTCTTAGCAGCGATCTCAGCTCGCATTCCCATATCCTGACCACGCGCACACCATCGGCGGTCAACCTGGCCGTGACCTCGGCGTCGCGCTCGACGTTTCGCGCGATCTTGCGCCGCCAGAGCAACCGGTTGGTCTTCGGCTCGCGGTAGTGGTCAGGGCACCTATGCCAGAGACAACCGTCGACGAACACCGCGGCTCCGCCGACCAGCGCGTCCGGCCTGCCGAACATCGGCGGGTGCATGCCGTGCCTAACTTTGTTGCCCTTCAAGTGGTTGTGCAGTGCGCGCTCGGGTCCCGTCCACTTGCTGCGGATGCGCGACATCAACTCCGACCGCGTCACGGCGTAAACCTCTCGCCGGTCGCCGCGACGACGACCTCGGCCACGCCGGCATCGGACATCGCCCGCAGGCAGGCGTCGCAGCAATACGTGTGCCCGTGCAGGGTGAGCACAGAGCCGCGCGCGCCGTCACCGGCGGCCCTCAGTGCCGCAATCTCGGCGTGACCATCCTGTCCGCAGACGTCACGGCACAGCTCATAGCCTTCGCCGGTCGCCATACCGCCGCGCGGACAACGGGCCTGCGGAAAACGGCAGGCGTTGGATCCTTCCCAACGCCTGCCCTCGTTCTCGACAACGGCGGTCACGACTTGCTTCGCGCAGGTCACTTCTTCGCGGCCTTCTTCGCCGGCTTCTTTCCAGCCGCCATCTTGGCGCGATGCCACGCTACGCTCGCCGGCGGCGTCGCCGTACCGAGCTTCTTGTTGACCATCTCGGCGATCTCGATGTTCCCCATATCAGGGTGCTTCGCGATCAGCTCGCGCGTCAGCGCGCCGATTCCCTGGTTCTTGAACGCTCCGTCCTTCTTTGCCGCGGTTTTCTTCGCGGGCTTCTTTGCTGCGGCTTTCTTCGTGCTCACGGCGTCCTCCTTCGCTGCCGGCGCCTTGGCTGCCGGTGCGGTCTTGCCTTCTTTCTTTACGGGCTTCTTTGCCGCGGGTTCGGGCTTTCCCGCCGCAGCAGCCGCCGGCTCGTCTTCGCCGGCCTCCATCTCTACCTGTGCCTTGGCCTCCGCGGTCTCGGCCTTACGGTCGACCGGCGGCGCAGGCTTTTCCCTCTTTACCGGTGCGGGCGCGGGCTCGGCCTTCGCCGGCACGGCCATGACGACGGTGTTCGTCCTGGCGTTCCACACGCCGGCCTCGACGAAGAACCGATGAACGTCGGTCGAGAACACCTTCTTCTCGGGGTCGTCCGACTTGAAGTCGTCGGCGCGGATCGCGTCCTTCACCTCGCCACGGCCCCTGGCCTCGTCGACGATCGTGTCGAACAGCGTGCCGTCGTCCGGCGCGTCGAAGTCCATCGGCGGCGTCAGCCCCATGATGTCGTTCATCTCCGCCGCCACCCTTTCCAACTGTTCCCTGCTGAATTTCTCTGCCATATCCCGTCCTCCTAGTTTGTGTTTGCCGCATTTACTATCTAATATATTATACGGTCGATGCTTGGATTCCGTGAGAGCGTTTTGAAAATAATCTTTAGGTCCGGTACGAGAACACGTAGGGCTGGCCGATCCGCAGGTTCTGCGCGACGACGACCTCGTCGCGGATGTCGAAGTCGTCCTCGCGGGCGAGGGCGAGCGCCATGCGGATCACCATGTCCTTCTTCTCCTCGGGTGTCTGGTTGAGGAACACGAACTTGGTGACGTGCGCGTACTTCGCCTTGGCCTCGCTGAAGTCCTTGAGCTTGAGGCTCTTGCGGTCATAGCTCGTCGCCGCGGCCTGCGTAGCCGCGACGAGCGCGCAGTGGCGCTCTTGCGTGAGCCGGCGGCCGGCCTTCCAGCGGTCGTTCTGCCGGTGGCGCTCCTCGACGACCTTCTCGTTCTCCGTGTCAAAGATGTCCATGTAATCGGCGATCACCACGTCGGCGACGAAGCCGTCCTCCTGCTCCCAGCGATCAAGCTGGGCGTCAACAGCGGCGATGGTGAGCGTGCTGTTCGCGTGGCAGCTCAGCTTGAAGCGCTTGCGGCTGCGCTCGGCGAACCGCTTGCCGACTTCGACGGCGCGCCGCCAGTCGAGCTTGTCGGTCTCGATCCACTCGTACCACACGGCACCCCTGAACTCGCGGGGAGCGTCCCGAGCGCAGACCGAGCACGGCGTGTATCCGGTTATGGCGGCGAAGTCCATGCGCGCGCGGACGAGCTTGCCGTCGACGAGCTTCTCCTCGGTGCAGCCGCGTCGGCTGACGCGCGCCGGGTTGCGGCAGGTGTCGTCCTGGCTCCTCGCGCAGTCGAGCACCGGAGACTTCATGCGCCCCCAGTACTTCGGTGACTGCCCGCTGATGCGCGTGTGTATGCGCCGGGTGATCTGCTCGGCGTTCATGTCGCCGGCGTCGAAGTAGGCGACGTTGCAGCCCTCGCGGAGAGCGCGGAGCGCGATGTCGAGTAGCCGCCAGCTCTTGCCGATCTTCTCCATGCCCATGAGGCCGACGAAGTCGCCGCGCTCCACCGGGCCGACGAGCTCGCCGAGGGCGCCGGGAAGTCGGAAGAGGATCCTCGCGTCGTCCTCGTCGAACGCTTTCTGGATGAGTGCGACATCGGTGAGCGGCTCCACGCCGTCGGCCGCCGGCCGGCTGACCTTCTTGTAGTTCTTAAGCACGTCCTCGGCGGCGCGGTAGTCGCCCCTGGCGTGCAGGGCGGCAATGTCCTCCAGCACAAGTTCCTGGTTGCGCGCTTCGAAGCGAGCCTCGGTCTGGTCGAGCAGGTACTGGCTGTTGAACTTGCCGGCCTCCGCATGCTCGTACTCCTCGCTGAGCCCGGCGAGGAACTCGGCGATCAACTCGGCGTTGTCCTCGCCAAGGCCGTTCCTGCGGTGCCCGGCGAAGATATCGGCGATGTGCCTGCCGGGCGCGCGGCCGTACTGTTCGCCGTAGTCAAGGCACCACCGCGCGACGATGCGCGCGTATGGCACGACAAGCAGGTCGTCGGCGTATATCGCGCGGACGTCCTTGAGGAACTCGTCAGACACGATCATGCCGGTGACGATGCGCCGCTCTATGTTGTTGTCGATCCTTCGTGTTTTCATTGATCCCTGGATTTCTAGCTTGTGGTGGGCTTGCTGACGACGGCGCGTCGCGACCTGGCCTTCTTGGACTTGAATGCGGCCGGCCTGCGGATCGTCTCGACCGGCGACCACCGCATCTCGACATCCTCGGGTAGCACGAACGACATCACGCGGAAGGCAATCGTCTTTCCGTTGCGCGCGGTCTTCGTGTCGAGTATCACGCCGAGCCTGCCCTTGTCGAAGAATATCGGCGCGCCAGTCGCCGCGCAGTAGTGCACCTTCTCCTCGAGGTCGAGCATCGCCGACTTCTGCGCGGCGTCCATCGACAGCAGGCGGCCGACGATGACAAAGATGACGGCCTGCGCGGCGAAGGCCATGACGATCGTGGCAACCATCGCCTTCGACCTGACCACAGTGGTGAGCGTCATCTCACCCTCCGATCATCGCCGACCAGCTCGACAACCTCGCACATGCCGGCGATCCGCGAGGCGATGCGGCCGTGGTCGTTGTAGTGGGTCTCGAGCTCGTCGAAGCTTAGGTTGCTGGTGAACACAGTGAGCATCTCCTCAGCCCACCGCCGGTTCACGATCACGTCAAATGTCTCGCGCACGAACTCGCTGGGCTTCTCCATGCCGAGGTCGTCGAGCAGGAGAACGTCGATGCCGGAGTAATACTCGACGACCTCCTGCTTCGTGCGCCTGGCGTCGGCGGCAAAGCACGCCTTGATGTCGTCCATGAGGTCGGCGGCGTTCTTGAACACGACGCCACCGGCGCGATGGATCGCCGCCGTC